ACACCGCGCTCAAAGTCGATCGGCCCTATGCCGGCCTGACGCTGGTCTACTTCGCGGCGACTTCTGACTGGAGGATCTTCTGATGCAGAGTCTGACTTCGCTCTTGGGCGGCGGCGGACGTTATTCGCGGTTTGAGAAACTCACCGGCTCTGGCCTCTGGGTTCCTCCGGCTGGAGCACAACTGCTTCACGTCGCGATGGCCGGTGCGGGCGCAGGCGCGGGCACGTTCGGAGTTGGCGCTTTAAACTTGGGGCAAAACCTCCCCAATTACGCGTACATCGGTCCTGGCGGGGGTGGCGGCGGATATCTGGAGTTCGACTACCCGGTCCTGGATCGTGCCTCGATTGCTTACAGCGTCGGCGTGGGCGGGGATGGGGCTACCTGTACCGTTGCGTCCGGTAACACCACCAGCACGGGAACGTCGGCGGCAAACGCCATCACCGCTAGTAATTTCGACGGTACGTGGAAAGTGCCCGCTTCGATGGTGACTACGCTCCAGGCGGCAAGCTGCCCGGTGTCTTTGCAGGCTAGCGCCGCCGCCGCCGTCGGGGTGAATACAATTACATTCAACGCGGATCCAGCCGCGCTGGGCGTTCTTGCTGGGTGGTCCGTGCTGACCGGATATTCGGGAACGGCGCTAGGGGTCATTCAATCCATTAGTGGAAACACGATAACTCTGGTTAGCAACCTCACCACCGCAGTAACCTCGGGCTCCAGGCTGTACATGAACCCGCCAGCGAGTTGTCCTGCACAGATCTACATACCATCCACGGGCCACATCTTCGGGCATGTAGCAATCGCGTCTGCCACGAGTGTCGTTGCACTAAACATTCCGACGGCACCAACGGCAAACGACCTGTTCAGCGGGATCGACGCCATCGCTTCCACAGTGCGTTATGCGGGCGACAGCGGCGGCGCGACGACGTTTGGAGAGTACACTGCCGGTGGCGGATTCAGCAGCGGAAGCGGTGGCCTGTTCACTGTTCCTGGGCTGCCGACCATTCAGCTTCAGTCGAGCAGCAACTTCCCCTATCAAATATCAGGCACAGCCGTTGGCGGAAGCGCCGCTGGCACCATGGCGAGCACCTATCAGGCGTCCACTTCTGGAGGTCGGGCTGGCGGCGGGTTTATGTCTGCGGCGTTCGGCGTCGGCGCGCCCGGGTCGAACGGGAGCGACGGAGGCCCCGGTTGCGGCGGGGCCATGTGTCTTTCCACGAACTCTGCGGACCCGGCCCCGGTTGGCGGTAAGGGCGGGGACGGTCTGCTGATCATTTTGTACTAAGGAAAGGGGCCTATGCAATTCATCAAGTCTGGAGAAAACACGTACCAAATCGTCGAAGGGCAGCGGTGTCTGATCGACTCAAACGACAACTACAACGTGAGCGCCGATGGCAGCGAACTCATTCCCAAACCGCACCGTCTGCTCACCAAGCTGCAGTTCCGCTGCCTGTTCTCCTCAGAAGAGCTGATCGGCCTCGACAATCACGCACAGAACGCTGCGCTCACAGCTGATCAGCAAGCCGCCATGGTGACCGTCATGAAGAACTTCGATGCCGCCAGCGCCATTGACTTGTGTGATCCACGGACGGTCGAGGGCGTGCAGTACATCGAGTCGATCGGCCTGATTGCGTCAGGGCGCGCCACCCAGATTCTCGCAACCAACACATAAAGCCATACGCCGCCTGCCGCACGTCCTCCATGCTTCCCGTCTGCGGGCAGGCGCGAGGGTGTGTGTGCTCACGTCTTCTCGCAATTTCAGCTCATTGTTTTCTGGCCGGCCCGAACCGGCGTAAATCACTCAAAGGAGAAACTCTCTTATGCCAGGAAATCAGTTCCTGCACGGCGCCGAAGTTCTGCAAATCGACACCGGCTCCCGGCCGATCACGACTCCGTCTTCGGCTGTCATCGGCCTGATCGGCTCCGCGCCATATGGGCCACTCAATACGCCTACGCTCATCAGCGGCAGCCAGTCGCTGGCGACGCAGACCTTCGGGCCCGCTGGCTATGGTTTCACAATCCCTGACGCGCTCACTGCCGTCTTCGAACAGTGCGGTGCCCAGGTCGTTGTAATCAACGTTGCGGACCCGGCAGACGACACGTTGCAGACCAACGTTGCCGCGGCTCCGTTGACGTTCAACTCGCTGGGGCAAATCCAGCTCCCGAACATCGCGGTGTCGAACGTCGCACTAACGGGCCCCGTCACTGCACCGATGGCGTTCCAGGGCACCGCGTTGCCGCTTCCTGCCGGCGCTACCGCGCCGGTGGTGAAATCGTCCGACGGTTCCAAGACCTACGCACTCACCACCGACTACACCTTTGCCAGCAACACGATCACGCAAGTGGAGGGCGGCGGCCTGACGGCGAACGAGCCTGTGCTCGTCACCTACACGATGGCAGGAATTACTGCTGGCACCGACTTTACCGTCGATGCGAACGGTGGGCTGATCACCTTCGTCGCTGGCGGTAAGATCGCTGCCAAAGCAACGCTCAATGTGGCGTACAGTTATCTCGACCCGACCAAGGTCACGCAGGCTGCGGTGGTGGGCGGCACCAGCTCGACCACGGGCGCTTACAGGGGCGTCGAGGCGCTGCTGGCCGCAGCGAGCGTCGCCGGCGTCACTCCGCGCATCCTGTGCGCACCGGGATTCACGGGTGTCAAGACCGGCACCACGGCGAACGCGGTCATTGCGGCGCTGTCGGCGGTCGCGGGCAAGCTCCGGTCGATCGTTGTGGCGGACGGACCGAGTGCGGCCAATGGGCCGTTGACCACCAATGCCGCGGCGATCAGCTTCCGCAACGACTGGAGCTCCAAGCGCATCTTCCTGGTCGACCCGGGTGTGATCCGCTTGAACCCGGCGACCGGCGCCAACGACACGCTGCCGGCCTCGGCCTACGTTGCTGGCCTGATTGCCAACCAGGACGCCACGAACGGCTTCTGGTTCAGCCCTTCGAACCAGGTCCTCAACGGCGTGCTCGGCACGAATCGCCCGGTCGATTTCGCAATGGGCGACTACTCGAGCGGTGCCAACTTGCTCAACCAGAACGACGTCGCGACGGTCATCTATCAGCAGGGCTACCGCCTTTGGGGGAACCGCACCTGCTCGACCGATCCCCAGTGGACGTTCCTGTCGGTCGTCCGCACCGCCGACATGATCAACGACGCGATCCTGCGGAGTTTCCTCTGGGCTGTGGATCGCAACATCACCAAGACGTTCCTCACCGACGTAGTGGAGAGCGTCAACGCGTACTTGCGCTCGTTGAAAGCCCAGGGTGCCATCATCGACGGTAAAGCGTGGGCCGATCCGGATCTCAACACGGCCGCGGTCATCGCTGCGGGCCAGATCTACATCGACTTTGACTTTGCTCCGCCCTGCCCGGCCGAGCACATCACGTTCCGGTCGTTCATCAATGACAACTACCTGACGGAGGTCCTCAGCTAACATGTATCCACAACGATTGACCAACTTCGTGGCCTTTGCCGATGGCAAGGGCTACGTCGGCCTCGTGCCGGAGTTGAATCTGCCCAAGCTGACGCTCAAGACAGAGGAGTACCGCGGCGGTGGCATGGATACGCCTGTTGCTGTGGTCACCGGCACGGAGAAGCTCGAAGCGTCATTCACGCTCGCAGAGTACAACGCTGACGTGCTTTCCCTGTGGGGCATTGCTCCTGGCACGGACAAGCAGTTCGTTTTCCGCGGCGCGATGCAGCGCCAAGGCGAGGACGCCGTACCCATCGTCGCGACGTTATCGGGCCACATCACGGAGCACGACCCTGGCTCGTGGAAGCCTGGCGAGCAGGCCACGCTCAAGGCAACGATCGCGCTGACCTATTTCAAACTGACCATCAATAATGTCGACGTCATCGTGATCGACGTCATCAACATGATCCGGATGGTCAACGGCGTCGACCAGCTCGCGAGTCAGCGTACGGCGCTGGGCATCTAGGGTTTTCCGCAACCATAGCGGGCCCGGTCCGGACGGGATCTCCGGAACTAACGTTCGAACTCCTTGGAGACGGGGCGGATGCGAAGCCGCCCCACTTTTTTAGCAGGATTCCATGCAGCAAACTGAAACCACCACCATCAAGCTCGAGTACCCGATTACCTCTGGCGCGCAGCTCATTCAGGAGATCACATTGCGCCGGCCCAAGGTCAAGGACAGCCTTGCGGCCCAGAAAGCGTCAGGCAGAGAGGCCGAGCAGGAGATCCTGCTGGTGGCGAACCTTGCGGCACTGACGCCGGCCGAAGTCGAAGAACTGGACGCGGCTGACTACGCCCACGTGCAGGAGGTCCTGGCCCGTTTTTTCTCCCCGAAGCCGCGCAGCTCCGCCAGGACATAGTCGTTCTCGCTCATCTGACCGGCTGGTCTCTCACTGAGCTTCTCGATCTAACGATCGATGATTTCCGCGACTGGCAGGAAGCCGCGGAACCTGTCCAGAAATCGCTACTGTCCCTAATCTGATGCCTACTCCCAACGCCAGTGTCGTTGTTAAAATCGGTGCGCTGATGGATGCGACCGTCGGCTCCGTCTTTGGCAAGACCACGTCTGGTCTGAAGAAGATCGGTGACACCATGAAGGATCTGGCGTCCCGTTCGCAGGAGTTGAAGCGGCTGGACGCGGCGAGTGTGCACCTGGGCGAGTCTGTGGAAGCGCTGACCGCGCGCTATGAAAAGCAGAGCGCAACGCTGGCCAAGGCAGAGGCATCCTTCGCAAAGATCAAGGAGAAGATCGCTACGGCCGGCGGCGCTGACGAGAAACTGGCAGCGCAACTGGCTCGTGCAGACGAAGCGGTCACGCGCGCCCGGGCAAACCTGGACCGCACGAATGTCAGTCTGACGAAGGCCAAGGCAGACTACGGCGAGGCCTCCGCGGCGGCGGAGAAGTTCCGCGCGGCCAATCAGCACGTGGAAGGCTCACTGAACCAGTTGGGCGCCGCGATGAAGCGCTATGAGCGCGCGAGCGGTGCGTTGCAGGCCAATGAAGCCAAACTGGCAGAGTACCGCAGCAAGATGCTCGGCGTCCTTGCCGCAGGCTACGCCATCCGAAAGACCGTCGAGAAAGCTGCGGAAGGTGAAGAAGCTGGGCTGAAACTCAAGTGGTCGATGGACGGCGCCGGCGCTCGCCAGCAAATTGGAGCGATTGTCGAGCAGACGCGTGCCATCGCTGCCAGAACGATGGCGACCGCCCCTGAATTGTTCAAGATTCAGGCTGTACTGAATCGCGAGGATCTGTCCGCGGATGAGTCTCGCATTGCATCGGAAACGGTCCACAAAGTCGCAGCGGTCACCGGGCAGGATGCGGAGGAGACAGCCAAGGCCATCGCGAGCATTTACAACACAGCCGGATTCCAGATGGTGGGGTCGACCCAGGAGAAGCTCGCGCGCATCGGCGACCTGGCAACGGCCATGCAGCAGCGTTTTGCCATCAATGACGTCGGCAACCTGGGTGCAGGCCTCGCGAAGGCGCTTCCGCAGGCGACTATGGCGCGAGTGAGTTTTGAACAGACCGGCGCCGCGATCGGCGCGCTCACTCGGCATGGAATGGACGCTGGTGCTGCTGGGCAGCAGATGAGCGCAGTCCTGATCAAGATGACGAGCGCTTCGAAGCAGCTCGGTTTCCAGCTTGTACACGATTCGAAGGGTAATCTCGACTTCGAACGCACCATTCTCTCGATGAGCGCTCGTCTGGAGCGGATGGGCGGTCTTGAGCGCAACAAGGACGCGCTGACCAAGGCGTTCAGCCGGCGCGGTTCAAGCGCTGCATTCCTCCTCTCGCAGGCTGCTGCAACGGGTGAACTGGCCAAGGCACAGGACACGCTTGCCAACAGCACGGGCACTGTCGATCAGGAGTACAAGGAACTGGAAAACAGCGCCAAGGGAATGCTCCTCAAGATCGGCAAGGCGTTCAACGAGACGCTGATGCCGATCGGCAGAGCGCTTCTGCCCGGGCTAAAGGCGGTTCTAGAGCCGATTGGCAAATTGGCGACGGTGGTGGGTGGCTTCCTGGAAAAGCACAAAACGATGGCTGCGTGGATCGGCGGGATCGTTACTGCAACTATCAGTTTGACCGCTGCAGTCTACGCCGCTGGCTATGCGTGGGCGTTTCTCCATGGCGGCTGGCTACAGGCCGGGAAACTGCTGGCTTCTCTGAACCTTAAACTCATCGCGCACAAACTCAACCTGTTCGCAGACGCCGGCGCTTCGGACACTGCAGCCGTTGCGACCGATGGGCTGGCTGCCTCTGAGACTGCGGAGACCATCGCTGCGAAGGGTGCGAACGGCGCCATGGTTACGCGGGTTGGGCTCCTGGGGAAGCTCAAGGTTGCATTGCTGGGCATCGGAGACGTTCTGGCGGGCTCCGCACTGCTCAGCGGGCTGCTGGTCGGCGGACTCGGAGCAGTGACGGGCGGCGCGATCGCTTACCACCAGATGAAAGAGAACCAGGCTGCAACCGATGAGCGGTTCAAGCGCTGGTCCGGCACGCACATCGTTCTGAACCACGGCACGCCATCTCCCGGCGCTGCGATGGATGCTGCACAGCTTCCTGGCGGTCACGCTGTTCCAATGGCTAAGCCAATGGCGCTCCGTACCGGGCTCGAAGGCATGATCCACATCGAGCAGCCGAAGAAGATGGCGAGCGGCGGCATCGCCACGAAGCCGACGCTCGTCGAGGTGGGCGACGCCGGCACGGAAGGGATTGTCCCGCTTCCGCGCGGATTCCGGCAGGGCATGGGGAACACGACCATTACGATTCACATGCCCATCACTATTCAGAACGCCACTGATCCGCGCGCTGTCGCTCTGCAGGTTCAATCTACGCTGGAGCGCGCTGTGCGCGACGCTGAGGCGCGTCGGCGCGGAGGTTTACACGACTGATGCCTGACGTCATGATGCAACTCGGGAACTTCCAGTTTTCGATCAATACCGCTGCATATCAGGAGCTTCGCCGTAATGTGGAATACCGCTGGGCCGAGCTCGGCAGGATTGCGCACCGGCCCTCGCTTCAGTTTGTCGGTGTGGGCCGCGACGAGATCGATCTGCGTGGTGTAATTCTGCCCACGTTTCGGGGCGGCATCCATCAGGTGGACATTCTGCGCAGCTACGCACAGAAGGGTGAGCCGCAGACGCTCACCACCGGCCGCGGCGAGAACTGGGGCCCGTGGTGTGTACTGGCAATCGGCGACGAGCAGCAAACCCTAACCTTTAAGGGGACGCCGCTCAAGATCGAGTTCGGCTTGCGGCTCAGTTATTACGGACCGGACGATGACAGCCTCGGTTCAAAAGGATATGTCTCTTCGACCTGGGCGAATCTGCTGGGCAAGCAAGGCACAACACTGATTACGCCGCCGGCGACGGATTTTGTGCTGCCGAGTACTCTGCCGCCTGTCAGCACCTCGCAACTGGCATCCATCGCGCCGGCGCTCGCCGCGGCCAAGATCCCGGCGCAGCAGGCTGCATTTACGCTGACCAAAGCAGTGCATGCGATCAAGGCTGCCACCGCTGACGTGACGAAAGCGACAGCGATCCTGTCTCAGGTTGCGCTGACCGTTTCGTCGGTCCGGCGCGGGATTGTAACTGATCCAGTGCGCACCATCACCGGGCTTGCGACCAGCGCGCTCGGCCAGACTGGTCTTACCGCGCTCTTCGGTCCCTCGCTCGCCGGCCAGGTAATGCAGATCGGCGCGGCCGTTTCCCTCACGAATCAGACGACGCAGACCGTCGGCAACCTGCTGGCCACGACGGCGAGGACGGTTCAGTAATGGCAGAAACGCAGTATGTCACCAAGCAGCCTGAGATGCTGGACTACATCGCTTTTAAGGCGTACGGCAAGAGTGTTGGCGCCACCGAGGCGATCTACGCTGCAAACCCTGGGCTCGCGGACTATGGGCCGTTCCTTCCTCCCGGGTTGACCATCGTGCTGCCGGATCTCTCGAGTGATGCCCCGCAACTGCAGACCGTAAAACTCTGGGGTTGATGCATGGCCAAAATTGCAGACTTTCACGCTGGGCGCATGCAGCCAGTGCGCTATCGCTTTTGGTGCCCTGGTTGTAGGACACACCACTGGTTTAGAACCGAAGCTCCGGCTCAACCGGACGGCTCCGGTGTGTGGACGTGGAACGGGGATGTCGAACTACCGACCGTGACGCCGTCCATTGTTGCTCCAGCGACGCATTGCCACCTGTTCATTGAGCACGGGCAACTGCGCTTCTTGCACGACTGCCGGCATGCGCTGGCGGGCACGACTGTACCGATGGAAGACGTCAAATAGCATGACTCCGACATTTCAGGTCAAGGCGAACGGCGCCGATTTCACCGCTGCGATCGCGCAGCGTTTGCTGCGTTTGCAGATCACGGACGAGATCGGCGTTACCTCCGACCAGGTGCAGCTCGACCTTGACGACAGGAACGCGGAGATCATTCTGCCTTCTTTCGGTGCCACGCTCGAGGTGTCGCTCGGCTACGCCGAGTCGGGCCTTGCTGCGATGGGCCGGTGGGTCGTGGATGAGATGGAAGTCGAGGGCCCGGAGCGGTGCCTGGTGCTGCGGGCGCGCAGCGCGAACACGCCGGCCGCGGCGCCCACTGCCAGCTCCACGTCGATCTCGGGGCTCCAGGCGCGCACCAATGACACGTACTCCGGGCTGACGGTCGCGGGCATTGTGGCCAAGATCGCGGCGCGCAATCACCTCGGCACGGCGGTGGATCCGGCGATCGGCGCTATGGCGATTCCGCACCGCGCGCAGACCGGTGAGAGCGACAACCAGTATCTCTCGGTACTGCTCCTGCATCTGGACGCGGGCTGGAAGATCCAGGGCGGCAAGATCATCGTTTTCCGCAATGGCGCCGGCCTCGCACCGACCTCAGCGGGCACCGGCAAGGTGATTCCAGCCATCACGCTCGCGCCATCCGACTGCCTGCGCTGGGCTGCAACACTGACCCGGCGCAGCTCGCACAAGCGCGCACGGGCACGCTATCACGACTCGCAGTCCGGTAAGGACACCTACGTCGAAGCTGTCTCGGCGGACGCGGCCGAGGAAGATGCTGTTGATACGGATCCTGCAGAGTACCCGAACGACGCAGAGGCGCTGGCTGCTGCCACGGCGCGTGTGCAACGGCTCGATCGCGACTCAGAGCTCCTGCGCATGACGATCCAGGGTAATCCGCTCATTTGTTCTCAGAGCCCGTTGCTGCTCTCCGGCTTCCGCGCAGAGATTGATCATCCATGGATCGCGGTGCGTGTGACGCACACGCTCGACCAGTCCGGCTACATCACCGATCTTGAAGCGCAGAAGACCCTTAACCAGGCGGCGTCCTACCACCAACCGAAGGGCCTGACGGTAAAGAAACCGAAATAGGAGAACATCTTGAACGCATCTGCAAACTGCTTTCGGCTCATCAAAAGCTCAGAGAGTTGTGAGCTGAAAGCCTATCCGTGCCCGTCTGGCATTCCGACCATCGGTTACGGCCACACGGCCGGTGTTCAACTCGGCATGACCTGCACGCCCGCGCAGGCATCTGAATGGCTTTCTAAGGATGTGCACTACGTCGAGGGCCTGATCCACGAGCACGTTACAGCGCCACTCAACCAGAATCAGTTCGATGCGCTGTGCTCGCTGATCTTCAATGTCGGGCCCGGCGCCAAGGGCGTGAAAGACGGCATCATCACGCTCAAGTCTGGCGTGCCGTCGACGCTCCTGCGCATGCTGAACCTGAGCATTTACGCCGGCGCAGCCAACGAGTTCCCGAAGTGGTGCCACGGCGCTGGCGGCACGGTGCTGGAAGGCCTTGTGAAGCGCCGTGCGCGCGAGCGCGCTCTCTTTCTCGGTGACAAGGATTTCATGGCGGCGGCCTGATGCGCGGCTCAAGCAGCGTCGTCGAGAGATACGAGGAGCTGCTTGCCCAGCAGGCGGAGAGCCTCTTGAATCCGCGAAATCTTCGTTTGATGCCGCGGACTCAACATCCGGCGAATCTCCTTCTCGTCGCAGCCCATAAGCCGCGCCAGTTTGACGTTAGAGATCTCGGTGGAGCGTATGGCCAAGTACAGTGAAGCCTTGGCTGCCATCATGGCCGGCAGAACGATCAGGCGCTCGCCTTTACGTGGACGAGATGCCGTAGGCAATTCTTCGCCGCGAGCGATGCAACCGGCAATCGCCTCATCGAGGCAATCCTGCGCCTCGGCCAGTGCGCTGGCTAAGTCATCGCCCTGTGTGACGGCGCCGCGTACGTCCCGGAACGTGACCACGTACCCGCCAGTCTCGGAATCGGGGGTGAGGCGTGCTGGATAAACGAAGTTTCTCATTGTGCAACCCTCCTACTGGAGATCCTTTTTCGTCAGCCCAAGATCGCTGAGCATCGTGTGAAGCGTTTTCGGTTTTAGGTCGTGCTGCTCGTGCTGTAGTGTTGTGTGCGCGGCCCCGTAGTAGATCGTTTTGTGGCTACCCTTGCCGCGTTCCGCCACGATCCGAACCGCGATCCCGCGCCGCCTTCCAAGCGCCTCGATGAGCCTCCGAAACTCGCTTCCTTTCATGACTCGATGATCGGTCATATTTGTCCGAAATGCAACGTAATTCCCAAGCGATGTTGAACAACATCAAGCACATTCTCAGCCACCTGACGGTTTGGTGGCTTGTCGCCGTGCCGCTGTGTGGATGCCTTTGTGAGATCTGGGTGATGATCCACCGTGCGCAACTCTCAGCACAACTCGTCGAGAACGCGGTCGGTTGGTGGTTTGACTGCCGTACCCATCACGCATGTCTGACCTCCGATGTGCTCGGGGCCTTCGGCTCGATCCGCACTGCGTCGGGCGAGAGCGTCACTGCCAGCAAAGAGACTGTCGCGCTGATCAAGGATGTTCGGCCCCGCGTGAACACCGTGCTTGACGAATCCGCTGCTACGTTGCACGCAGCTCGCGAGACGATCACCGAAGCACACAGCATGATCATCGATCTGCGTGCCGGATTACAGCCGCTGATGAAGGATGCCGATGAGACCGTGCGTCAGGCCACAGCAACACTCAAGCCCCTCGAAACGACCCTCGCAGACGCAGACAGTCTCGTACGTACGCTCGACCGCGAAGTAGCGGAAGGCTCGCCTCACGCGGTGGCGACGCTGCAAGACCTTGACGGAACTGTCGTCCGCCTGAATGCGCTGCTCGACAATCCGGACGTCTCCGCCACGCTTGCGCATGTCGCTGGCGCTTCGGTGCACCTCGAAGAGTCGGCCGCTTCTATCGACCTTGCGCTTCGCCCATGGCGGGAGAAGGCGCATTTGCTCAAGACCGTTATTGAGAAGGTCACAGGCCTCCTCAAATTCACATTACCCATCAGGAGATAACACCCATGAACACGTTTCTGACCTGGCTGAAGGTCATCCCGTCGATTCTACAGGCCGTCATTGCAGCCGTTGCCGCGCTCGAGACCGGTTTTCAGGAGGTCGCTACAGCGACTGGTGCGAGCGCTGCTGGCGCGGGCGCGGTGAAACTCGGCATCGTTCAGGCTGCGATCCAGTCGCTGTATGCAACCGAGCAGAGCCTGGTTTCAGTGATCCCGCTCGATAAGCTCACTGCCTATGTGACGAGCATCGCGTCGGCTCTGGTGGCTGCCTTTAACAAGTTGGGCTGGTTCCAGAAGGCCTCGTCCACTGCCTCTACCGCGACGGCGGCGTAGTCCCACGTTGGCCCAGAGCGACTGAATGGTGCTCGGCGCGATGCTGGGCACTCAACTGCGGAAGGAAATCATGCGTACTCTCACAAAATTCGTTTTCTTGTTCACGCTCGTTCTCTGCCTTGCTGCATTCGGACAGACGGCTACGGCGCCCGGCGTTGGCACGACGTCAGCCACTGTGGCAGCGGCAACTGCCGCAGCGACTACTACTACAACAAACAGTGACGCCGCGTCTGGGGGCAGCGCTGCCGCTTCAGACAACACAGAACGCTACTTTTTGATGGGCACTGGCGGCTGGGGCCCGGCTACAGGTGGTCGTGGCGAGGGTTCTGCCGGTGTCCGCATAGGCACTGGCATCTACTCGCTCACCTCAATGAATCTCGCTGGCGGCGTCGGAGCGGTGACAGAGGACATCCTCTATCGGGCTGCGTCCGTTCGTGGCGTAACGCTCTGGGCGCGCGCTGGCGCTGGGCTGACGACCACTAACACGCCGACGAGCACATCGACTGCGCCGACATTTGGCGGTGGCGCGATGGTGAGCTATGACTTGTCGCGAATCAGGGCGGCGCTGGCCGGCGTGGAGGTCGTGGCGTCGTGCAAGATCATGTACGCGACAACGACAGTGGGCAGCGCCGCGACGTCAACGGTCAAGCCCATGTATCAACTCGGGGTGAAGTACTCATGGCAATGACAACGAACAGCCGAGCCTGGGTACACGGTCTTGTGGCAGCGCTGGCCTCCACGCTCGGAGATTCCGGCACTGCTGCTCTCGGCGCCGCGGTGGTGGCGCCGGGCTTTCTTCGCGACGGGCACTTCTGGGAAGCGCTCGCCGGTATGCTCCTCTTCTCTGCGCTGAAGACTGTCTTCGCCTACCTGAAACAGAGCCCGTTACCGGCGAGTGACGAAGGATCACCGGTGGACAATTCCGCCGCAAAGCGTGCCGTTCAGTGAAGCCACACCGCGCGTACTGTGGCTGCCCGGGCCAGCACCGGCTTGCCCAACCTGCAAGTATCGGTGCTCCGTCCACGCGGACAAGTGCGGCGCAGTGATCTGGCGCGGATGCGCGCACGTGCGCAGCCAGGGCGAGCAGGACGGCGTCCTGTGCCTGGCTTTTCTTGATAAGACCGATGAGGGGAGTCTCTGTGAGCGAAGAAGTACCAACCATTCAGGAGCTGTCCCGACAAATGGCCTCACTGATCGCACAAATCTCCGGCCTGCAGGGCAGCGTGAATGAGATCAAGGCTTCCATTGAGAAGCTGGCAGAGGGCCACGTGACCACACGGGAGTTTCAGGCTGAGGCGCGGCGCCGTCTGGACGATTCGGAGAAAGACCGGCGTGACCTTTGGAAGAAGTACAACGATATGCGCGAGCAGACAGACGCCAGTCTGAAAGCCATGCGCGAGCAGACCGACGCCACCATCGAAGCCATGGGCCAGCGCGTTGACGTTGCGAAGGCGCGCGGCGACGACGCAATGCTCTGGCTGAAGCTGGCCAGCGCTGGCTTCGGCGCAGTGCTCATCGCGCTGCTGGGCGCGCTCCTGCATAAGTAGTTGTTCGTTTTGCAACAAGTCCACATGAAACACAATCTTCTGTTACTGGCGCGGCTATGCGCTTCAGCATTCGCTCAGAATCCGAACACCGCCATTTACCCGGGCGCTGCTCCGACCAACAGCGACCTGCTGGTGGCCTCGTTCGCTGCGCCGTCGAAGTAACGCTGCGCTTCATCGACGATGCAAAAGCCGCCCTGGCCTTAACTGGCCGGGGCGGCTTTTTGTGTTTATGCGCGTGTAGGCGCCTGCGGCTCTAGCAATCCAGGCCCTTGGCCTCCACCGCGCTGCGGTCGCCCAGGCTGGCGAGCACGTAGGCGAGCTCCTCGTTGACGTGGCCCAAGTCGCCAGGGAAGCCCCAGTCGGCGGGCTCAGCTGCCTGCTCCTTCTGGTGCCGGGCGAGCTGCTGCGCGATGCGCTTCAGCAGGTCCTGGCATTCGCTGCGGCGCTCCGCGTAGCAGGCGGCGGCGGTTTGCTTGGTGGTCTGTCTTTTGATGGTCATCGTGGTTCGTCCTTGCATGACCATTCATCACTCCTGCGCGCGGGGCGATCAAGCGGATTCCGTTCATTCAGACAAAGAAAGAGCCCGGCGCCGCACCACCAGGCTCATATGCGCTTTGCTGGACATCGGCTACTGCGCGATCGAGTACACCCGCGCCTTGTCGCTCTCGCGGCGCGTGCTGACCACCTCGTAGCCGTGCTTGCTGCCCAGCGTGGAGATGAAGCCGCGCACGCTGTGTTTCTGCCAACCGGTCTCGGCCATGAGTTCCTCGAGCGTAGCGCCGCCGGCGCGCTCGAGCAGCCCGATCACCGTCGCCATCCGCGTTCCTTCGCGATGCTTGGGCGCAGGCGCGTCGTCCTTGCTGGCTGCATCCTTGGGCGCATTGGCCTTCGCCGACGCCTGTGCTGGCGCCGTGGGCGCAACGGCGGCTGGTACGATGGCCTTTGCAGCCTTCGCAACCGGCGCAGGCGCAATGGCTGCCACCTTCTGCTCATCCTCGAGTGCCTTGCCCAGGCGCTGCACGGCGTTCCAGATCCGAGTGACGGCGCTCTTGCGATTCGTGAAGCGTCTGACCTCCTTCAGGTCGGCGAAGGGCGGCGCGCCGGCGAAGCTGTTCCAAACCTCTACCAGCTTGCTCGCCGGCCACAATGCTGTCTCCTCGCTGAGCTTCGCCTCCGTGCCGAACGCGGTGCCACTGGCGCCAGCCTCCTTTACCGCTGCAGCCTTGTCCGGATGCACTGCGACGCAGTTGTCGCTGTCGATGCTGTAAAACGCTGTCATAATCCTCTGTGTTACCTCCAGGTCTTTTTTGCAGGATCGTTCCTGCGCACCACGATTCATCGCTCTTCGCGGCACGTTGTTCAAGCGAATAGTGCTCGATCAGACAAAGAAAAAGCCCGGCGCTGGCCGGGCTCTTCTCGCACGATCGCTGCGCTGTTGCCGCGCTGCAACCGCGGTCCTCATCCTTGCGTAACGCTCGCGATCCTGTAGGTACTGGCGCGCGTCGTAGAGCAGGTCGCTGCCTTTGTCGTCCGTCTCCATGTATGCCAGGCGGAGGATCCGGACCGCGACCTTGTCCGCTGCGGCCTGTGTGCAGTGTGGGCATGCGCTCTTTGCCAACCGCGCGGCTGCCCAGATGTTCGTCTGTGGGTGCGCCACCTGGTGCCCACAAGTGTGGGCGATTATCGCTGTGTTGTAAGTGACCATCGTGAAGGCTGCTGCCATGATGTTGTGTTCCTCGCATGAACATTCATCACTCCGGCGCGCAGGACGATCAAGCGGATTCGCTCATTCAGACAAAGAAAAAGCCCGGCGCGCGGCCGGGCTCCAAATGCGTCCTCGCTCTCGCGCTAAACTGTGGCCCCGTGCTCCGCAATCTCGCCGGCCGGTGTGGACGTACACGATTCAAGTTCGTCGTCCGAGAAGTGGTCTGCTGCCTGTGCTGCAGCGCTGACGATGGAGCACTGCTGCTCCATCTCTTCTTGCGTCATCGGCGTCGCAGGCATTGATTTCAGTGCCATGCTGCTCACGCTAACTCTCCTTCTGCACGAGTGCGCGCCAGCACGTCGTGTGCGAGGTCCGCTGCCTGGCGCTCGTTGCGGTCGACCCACGCGCAGGCTTGCTCGTAGCTCAGGCCGGCCTCACGCCGGCGCCGGATTAGCGCGATGCGGCCCCAGCCTATCTCCCGGCGCAGGCGCGCTGCAGACCGGATCCGGACCTCGCGACCAGTCCGTTCATTGCGGCCGATCCAGCCGCCAGCAGGGTGCGAGCACAGGATCCGGACCGGCACTAGTAGGTCGGAGACCTTCGCCTCGTACACGTGGTTCAGCACGATCTCTTTCTTCTTCACAGAAGTCCCATCTCCTTCTTGGCGAGCATCGCCAGCTTGTCGAATGCGCGCGCCCAATTCCAGTCGCCGGCGACCAGGCATTGCTCCGCTAGGCTTCGGCGGATGGCGTACTGCGTCGCAAAGCGCTTGATCAGGTTCTGCTGCCAGGGCTCGTACTTCTTGGTTGTGCTCATCGCAGGACCATTCATCACTCCGGCGCCGGGACCAGATCAAGAGGAATCTGCAGCGCGCTCATTCTTCTTTCGCGCTGTGCACTCGTGCACGGCGCCAGCACTCCAGCAGCAAGTGCGGCCGCGTCCCTGCTCGTGTGCGTTGCGCACGGATGGCCGGAGGTGCGCGCACACGCGTGGCCTGGGCGTGCGCTGCAGCTCGGGCACGCGACGTCCCACGCTGGATCGTGGGGCCAGGACTGGCCACAGTTTCTACACCGCACCATTGGCTTGCTCCAGGATCCGTGCGTTCTCTGCCATGAACCTCTCGTGGCTCTCCTGGTTCGCGCGTGTGAATTCAGCCCAGCACGCTTCGCACCAGACCTGGCGCGAGGTCGTGTAGCGGCCGGGTGCCCATCCGTTGTATCGCTTCGGCACCAGGGTGTCGTGCGCTGGGTGCGGCGTCGGCTTCTTGCAGTTGCAACATTTGGGTGCGCTCATATCCTTGGCCATCGTTGTGCTCCTTCACTTCAGCGAGCCCGGCATCCGGCCGGGCTCGGGCGAGGCGCTGCGCGCTACGCGTTGCAGTGCTTATCTGCAGCGATGTCCTTGACCACGATATTGCTGACCACAAAGCACGCGTTGGTGATCACCTCGGTGCCAGGCGTCTCCCTGGTCATGCGCTGGAGGCGGGCCACACGAAAGTCAACCGCGTCGTCCGTGGTGTCCAGCGTCTCATGCCTCGTGATGCCAGCGAGGTAGCTGGTCGTGAAGGTCTTGTCGTAGCTGATCCGCTTCGTGTAAGCCATGTGTGTGTCTCCTTGCATGAACATTCATCACTCTGGCGCGCGGGACGATCAACGGAATTCTGCTCATTCAGACAAAGAAAAAGCCCGGCATCCGGCCGGGCTCGGAGGAGGTGCTGCGCGCGCTACGCCTCGCGCGCAGTGAACCAGCAGAAGTCTTTCGGCCGGATGCTGGTCATGATGTTGTTGCGGACGCTGAAGGCTGCGTATCCCAGCTGGCCGGCGTACGGTCCCGTCTCGATGATCCCTGTTTCGTAGACCGTCACGAGGCTATCGCCCTTCCGGAAGGCCACGCCCATCTTCGTCTTGACGTCGCGCGTGATGCGCGCCAGTCTGGGGTTCTTCATCCCAAATGTTGCTGCTGTGGCAGTGATCTGGTCGTGCGTCTGTGGTTGTGCCATGGTGTGTTGTGCTCCTTGCATGAACATTCATCACTCTGGCTGCAGGAACGATCAACGGAATTCTGCTCATTCAGACAAAGAAAAAGCCCGGCGCGCGGCCGGGCTCGGTGCTGCGCTGCAGCTACTCTTACGGCCGGCGCACGTGCGCGACCCACCTTTGAGCTCGTTCCGACTCTGCTTCGATCGTACCTGCGACGTTCTGGGAGTTCGTCCAGGACCCGTCGGTGTTCCGGATCCGGCGCCAAAGCGTGCCGTCTGTGGGCGACTCCAGCAGGATCATCTCCGCGTGCATCCTGGTCGCCGGCGTGTGGCACACTTGTGCATCCTCGCCCCCTACCCTTCCCCATTGGATCTTGCCGTCTGCAGGTAGGTCCATGATCGCCTTCCACGCCTTGCTGCTGATCCGTGTCATTGTCGTTTGTGCTCCTTGTTGCGGTTCGTTCCGCACTCACATTCATCACTCTGGCTGCGGGAACGATCAACTGGATTCTGCCCATTCAGACAGAGAAAAAGCCCGGCCGGCGCCGGGCTCGGTTGATGCGCGCGCTGGTCAGCAGCCTTTTAGCTGCACCAGGATGCCAGCCAGGAGCGTGGCCGCGCGGCGATCGCTCTGCTCGTCGTCGTTCCGCGGTGCTGCGCTGTTGTAGAAGCCCAGCATCGTGATCGCGTGCTCGAGCGCGTCCAGTTGCTCTGGCGCAACTTCGATGGTCTTGGTGATGGTGGCGGTGCGCGCCGCATCGGCTCTCGCTGCGGCGAAGCCCTCGTCTGCCGGCGTCATCTCGTAGTGCGTGCTCTTGGTGTTTGCCATGCTTTGTACTCCTTGCAGCACCATTCATCACTCCGGCGCGCGGGACGATCAAGCTATTTGCGAAGAAGCTGAAAATATTTTCTGAGCCGGCAAACGGCGCGTTTTTCGAGTAACACGAAATTGACACGACAAAAACGGCGGCTCGTGCGCAAACACCGAAAAATGGAGCCTAAGCCTTTTGTTTACAACACGAGGCAAAACGGTTTAGCTATAGGTGCATTCGGCTGTTAACCGAAGGGTTGTAGGTTCGAGTCCTACCTGAGGAGCCAATTCTTTTCAGCGACTTACGCTCCCCTCCCCGATGGTTCCACCCCTTAGAATTGACCGCCTGTAGGGACTTTTGTAGGGACTCCCCTTCCACCTGCTGATCAACGCTGCTTTCTGGCGAGCAATTCTGTTCCGTTTTTTGCTTCCGCGCGACGGCCTCCATCGCGGCGGTCTGGTTCTTCCAGACCTGGTCCAGAGCCTTGCGCTTGGCTTCCATTCGAATGTGGCTGTAGTGCTTCAGCATCTGCTTGGAGACGTGCCCGGCGATGTCCATGATGGTCTGGTCGCCAGCGCCGGATTCGGCAAGCTCTGTGATGAGGGTGTGGCGGGAGTCGTGCATACGGCCCTTGACGCCAGCGCGTTCCCGGACGTTTGTCCAGGCGGTCTTTAGTGTGGTGATCGGCCGGGTCGGGTCAAGGTGATTGGCCTTTCCGTATGGGAACAGGCACCAGCTCGGCTCGATGGGCCCGAAGCGAAGTTCGAACCACTCCGCGTGCTGTTTGAGAGCGTCGTACAGCGCGGGATTGAGCGGGATGGTCCGGCCTTCACCGGCGTCAGTCTTGCTCTTCCCAACGACCAGGAAACGCCGTTCAAGGTCGACTTGCTCCCAGCGAAGCTCGCGGATCTCGCCGTTTCTCATACCGGCATTGAGTGCGAGCATCACGACCGGGTAGATGAGGGGTGACTTCGCCTGCTGGGCGGCGTCCATCAGGCGCTGCTTTTCTTGCGGGGTGAACGCCTTGGCGATCTTCGTCCGGACCTTCAGCTTGAGCGAGTGCTGCTTCTTTAGTCGTGCCCGGACGATGTCTCCGCGCTCTCCGAGCACACGCAAGAGGAAGCCGACCTCTTCATTGACCGTCTTCGGCGCCGCACCTTCTTTCAGGCGTGCATCCTGATAGTCCCGGATGGCATCTGCGTCCACATCGACGACCATCTTGTCGCCGATATGCGCGTTGACGTGTCTCAGGGCGTATTCGGCAAACACCACGCCACGATTGCGGAGCGCGTAGCGGGTGAGGTACTCCTTGGCGAGTTCGCGGATCGTCCGGATCTGTTCCGCCCGGCCGTCCTCTAGGCCGTTAAACCCCTCTTCCAGTTCCCGGCGGCGCTTCTGTTCCGCCTGCTTGGCGATCGTCTTTGAGGTCGACTTGCTGGACTCCTGGATGCGGCGACCGGCAAACCAGAACTCGTACCACCAGACCTTCCCACGCCTCTGCAGTGACATGTTGACCTCGTTAGGCTCCGATCTTTGCTGCCGCTGGTCGTGCTTCCGGAATTCGTGCTTGCGCGGGCATAGCGGACTTGGCCGAACCTCCCGTTGGCAAGGAAGCCAGCCAAGCATCAATATCCTCTGGCCTGTAGCGCACCAGAGAACCGACCTTGATAAACCGCGGGCCGCGCTTCTCCAAACGCCAACGGCGCAGAGATGCGAGGCTCAGATTGAGTTGCTTCGCGACATCGTCTTCGGTGAGGAGATTGAGCATGTTGACCTCGTTTCGAGAGTCCAGACGGCGCCGGTACCGCGTCCGGCGGGCCTCTACACCAACACGAGGCGTGAGAGCGCCTGATCGTGACGGCGATACAGTGCTCGCCGAACTTCTCGAATGTGGTCTTGTGCTCATTGGTTGATCTCACGTTCCAAGGCAGTCAGCGTTTGGATGACGTCGTCGAATGCAGGCGGCTCACCGAAGATCATCACCGCCATTTGTCGATAGTCCTGCCTCAAAGATGCAAGACGATCTTCTGCCTGCAACAGTCGAATGCTTCCGGGGCGAGCCAGCTCATAGCGGGCCCACGCTGACGGATAGAAGGCTTCTTTGTGACGGACCACCTGCGCCAGGAGTTCCATGTCCGCCAGAGCTTCCGCTTTGACCGGACTTTGGGCCAGCATGGCGGTGTCGTAGTAGTGGCGCGAGTACCGGCCGGGGAACAGCTTGTCCGCCGGGCGGTAGTGCTCAGCGTGAAGAATGGTGACCTTTTCCCAGAAGGTTCGCTTGGCGAGAATGGCTTCGACGGCGGCGTCCGCATTGAGGACTAATCGTGGAAACTCCTCCGCGACAAACGGCTTGATAGTGAACCGGGCACGCGGTACGAATTCCGCGTGAGTTCCCAACTCCAGCACGACTTGTGGTGTGACGTAGGAAACCCCCTGCACGGTGGCTGCGGGATACTGGAAGCGAACGACGTTTGCGTCCTGCTTACTCACGGCCACGTTCCAGGCTGATGCCTCTCCGAGGACTTCCAGACAGTGGGTGCGAAAGGCATTCGGAAAATCACTGGCAATGTATTGCTGGCACGCCGTCATCATCTCGGCAAGGATCTTTGCCCGCTTGGTCTTCGAGATGTCCGCCTGTTTCGGATCGCGTTTGCCGGTGAAACCGAGAGCAACGTAGTCAACGGCCAAGTCGATGTCCTCGGAAAAGCGGTTGATCGCATGAAAGATCTTGGACAGCGATGTGCCGCCCTTGAAGAGCAGGCGCCCGGAGAGGCTGTCTATGGAGAACAGTTGCTGCAGAACCCAGCAAACCCAGAAGTCCTTTTCGACGACCGCTTCGGGGAGGTCTTTGCGCGCCGCCGTTTCGGCGAACATCTCGGCGCGCTCAGCAGCAGGCATCTGCGCGACCCGGTTCATGCGAATTCCGCCGAGAGCTTCCTGGCAACTTCGTAGATCCAGTCCACGCTGAACCGGGTGTCTTTCACGAGCTTGCGTTTTTCGGCTGGAGAGAGGAGGGTTCGTAGCCGTTCTAACTCGCTCGATCCTAAGCGGTCCTTTCCCATGTGCCGAAGTGCCTGGACAACGAGTGCTGACTTGCCTTCGAGACCAGCCAGCGTCTTGGGCCGGGCGTGCTTGAGTTGAATGACGCGGCGGCCGATCGGGATCTCCTTGTTGGGGCCGTCGGTGAGGTACACGATCTTGGCCGGGACCTGCGTCGAGAGTCCGAGCAGATTTGCCGCCCACGCTCCATCCGGAACGATCTTCCAGCGCTGCCGCCGGGCGATGGCGCAGGCGGCCTCGTCGATATCAGGAGCTAGCTCACCCCCGAGCACCGGATTGAACCTGGGAACGTCATAGAGACCGCGCCGCACGCGGCGGATGGCCCCCTGTCGAGCCAGTGTAGTGAGAGTCATGTCGATCGTCCCCCTGCTGGCAATGTCGAGGAAGTCCTTGGCAGAGAAGGCCTTCCCTTTCTCAAGCCGCTGAATCCTGGCAACGATCTGATCGCGCATGGTTTGCATCGGTGTCGCTTGTTACTGTGATTTAGAAAAAGTATACATCTTTTTCTAATAGAACGTACCCGAGGCACTCACCCCAGGGAGCAATCTCCGGTATAGCCTTCGCCAGGTTGCGCCGACAGACTCCGGTTACGATCCGCGTTCCCACTCTCTCAAGGGATTCACGTCGTTGGAGATCGGCCAATGCCACGTTCAGCCCCGACGAACTTCCGGTGGGCACATGAAACCCGTTCCCAGGCGATGCCAACCACGCGAATGACCTCATTCGGATCGTAGGGCTTCGCCAATACGTCATACCCACCGAGGTTCAGAACCTCCGCCCACAGGTTGTCGTCAGCCTGACTGGATGTCACGATCAGGAGTGGCGAATGGAGGACTGTCGTTGCGCCTGCGGGCAGCATGCACTTCCAATCGCCGTCATCGAGATGAGCATCGCAGAGCAACAGCGCAGGCCGATTGCGCGCCATTACTGTGGACGCTCCGGCCAGAGTCCTAACCGAAAGAAATGGCCAGCGCTGAGCTTCAAAGAGCTGCCGAAGGACGGCGAGGTCCACATCTTCCGGACCGACTACAAGGATGTTGGGCTTATGTTCACTACGTGGTTCATTGGTGGCCATTGACTCTTCCTTTGCGTCTGCATGCCCCTACCAGTGCTGTCAAGATGAACGACGGGCACACCTGAAGGCCGTGGCTCCACCGTGCAACGGCAGTAGCATCGGGCGTCCGCTGATCCACTCTCAGTGAGCACTTGTTTCTCTTACGCGTACGCCTCGAATGCATGTTGACGGGCGGAGATGTTGTCCAGGCTCTTTGCCACGGCACCAAGCAGTCTGCTGACCGCAGGACGAGCTGTGACGGGTAACACATCGTATAGCGCTGCGGACGGATTCAGCATGTGCACAGCAGTGCCAGCCCCATGCTCCGTTACGACAAGGTGTATAGGAACCAAAACGGCAGCCGAACGATCGAAGGCCAAGGCCTCCAAGAGCACCGTTGGGTAGTCGACGCATATCACAGTGCAGACGGGAAACCCGACCCTAAGATGCCTACTCAGACGTGCAGTCAGGTCTATCTCTCCGGCGACTGCAAGTCCCTCGGCGCCCAGCGCCCGCCGGATCTGTTTAGCCGCCTTGCCCGGCGGGCAACGCAGCAGAAATGTCGATATTCCCGGATCAATACTCATCGGCGATACCTGCCGCAATACTCCACTGCATTTCATTGACCATGAGCGGCCGGACCTGACGGTTGGCCCTCCAGTCTGGCGTGCAAGTTGCTCTGCGTCCTGAATGAATGACCTTGAGAACCAGGCTCATATTCGCTGCCGCCGTCGCTGTCGTTGCGATCTTTGGCATTTCAGAGATGCTGGCGCAACGACAGGCGGTGGCGTTCTTCCACGAACATGAACGCCGTCTCGCGCAAGGCGGTGATCACGACGTCCATTTGTCCGCCTTGCAGAATGAGAAGCGCGCGTTGGTTTGGGAGTTGGCTGTGCTCCGCTTTGTGAGCGGAGGCCTCACGATCGCCGTGCTTTCGTTCTTCCTCGCGGTGCTGTGGCGGCGAATGGTGTCCCGGCCAATTAGCTTGCTGCTGGACAAGATGAACAAGATGGGGCGGGGTACCTGGGATCAGCCGATTCCGGTGGAACAGGACGATGAGATTGGACGCGTCTTGCGTGAATTTAATGTGCTCGGTCCAAGGCTCAGCTTCGTTGCCCAACAATACGCAAGCGCCTCAAAACTGGCAGCGATGGCTCTAATCGGGCAACGCGTCATCCGAAGAATGAATGAAGCGCAACGGCAACTCCGAGCCGTGTACCAGTCCCTTCGGGACTCTGGAGCCGATACCACCGCCATCCAAATCCGTAACATCGCCGATGACCTACAGACAATTGGCCGAGAATTCGACTCGGAGTTCGAGGCCGAACTCAAAGCGGAAGTCGAACGACAACGACAGAGTACTGCAACCGGTGTTCCCCAACCTGAAAATCGACACGCCAGTATTCCCGAGGTATCGGAAACTCACTAAGTGCTAGTCGCGCTCATGGCGGTGGAGAGCATCATCGTACTGGTCTTTGCGCAGATCGAACTTCTCCATCCGGTAGATGAGCGTTTTGCGGCTCAAGTCGAGGTACCGTGCGGCATGGGTCTGGTTCCAATCGAATTTTCGAAGGGCACGCAAAATCAGTTCTTTTTCAATTGCTTCGATGCTAATGCCTGAGTTAGGAAGCTCAATGGGAAGGAAATCGAGTCGCTGCGAATCACGCCTTAGTTGTTCAGGCAGGTCTGACAGCGCGATCTCGTTGGACCGTGCAAGAACCACGAGGCGTTCGACCACATTCTCTAGCTCACGGATATTTCCCGGCCATCGATACCGGGTGAAGAAGGGTAGCAACTCGCTCGGCAGCGTCAGAGTGGGACGGCCGTGTTTCTCCCGCAGTTTATTCAGGAAATACAGCGTCAACTCGCCTATGTCATCCTCTCGCTCACGCAGCGGTGGGACTTCGAGCGGTATGACCGATAGGCGGTAGTACAAATCTTCCCGGAATGTGCCATCTTCGATCATGGCCTTTAGATTCCGGTGTGTAGCGGCAATCAGCCGGACGTCCACAGTAGCGGTTGTGGTGGCGCCAATCTTTG